TGAAGCACACCATCTCCACACCAAGTTGCATATATATTTTTATTATATATATATATATATATATATATATATTGATTTATGACCGTTGTATTATCCAATCCGTTACAGGCAAGTACTTGTAAACTATGCTTGTTGGCAACAACAATTACCCATTGAGTGATTAATTTGAGCCGCACCCGGTACAATTTGAGGTACTTACCGTTACTGGTACAGCTATGGTGCCAGAAAGAACACGCCCGAAGCAGTTGGCAAAATGTATAATCCGTTTGGCAGACGTCTTATCCGGGCATGTAGAGACGGAAGGGTCTATGCCAGCTGGCGCGCCGCATTTGGCATAAAATGACACAGGCGAGCAATTTATGTACCGGGTGCGGCCGCCCGGCTCACACGCAAGCTTACTCAGGCATTTTTTAAATACTGTGCAAAAGTTCACATGTGGTACCGAAAACGGTACAAGAGACTGTTTAGGTTTATACACCCACCCCTTGATGTGCCAGGTACCGAAAACGGTACAGTTAGCTCTTACGTTTGCGCTTGACCCCCCGCGATGTAACTGGCGCGTTTTTTGTACCGTTAACGGTTGACCGTTGTAGGCCTGCCTGAAAGAGAAACTTACGACCCAGCGAGTATTGATCTAAATCTAAGGATAGACGCTCTGTGAGATCCACATTCCAAAATGTGTATTGTTTATAAGGGTCCTCTTTTTCTTTGGGGGGCTCTTTATCGGGGCAACGAGTTGCAAGGGAGTCTATATATCGATAAGTATCATGGATGGGGTTATCAGGGGCGGGTACAAAGCCCAATTGCCAGTCCTCCAGAATACCTGAGTTCATGGCATTGATTTGCGCCAGAACCTCAGCTTTTAGGGGAACCTTACAGAGCTGTAATATTAAGGAAACTTCATACTCCTCTACGTGTCTAAGATACTCCGCAAACTTCTGGGAATCGTAGTTTGCTATTTTTGAGATATCCTTTTCATCTGTGCTAACAGCAATGCTAAAGTTGGTATTTCGGGTGTTGTCCACCACTGTGACAAATAGCTGATTAAACCAACATATGCCATTGTTGTGGCCTTGTGCACGCTGCAACCAAAATGGCCTGTTGAACAGCTGTGCATCACTAGAAACCAATGACCCACTAACAGTTGGGAAATACATTGCGTTGCCTATATTATTCTGAGCTTGGGCATTAGCAGCAGGTATGTAAAAAGCATTGGTCATACTGCCTTCATCAATTTGTGCCCCAGGAATATCATCGCCTGTTTTGCCTCCACGGACGAAAAAATGTCTTGCATAGCATTGCTCCCTACGTGCATAAAAAAAACAGGAATCCCCATACACGTCATTTTGCATTCTTAAAAAATCCGGGTACTTGCATGTTTCATTTACAATGTCTAAACTAACATCAGATCTGTTTTGTTGCAAGGCCTTAAAATTTAAGTTGCCATATCCTATATCAGCCATATCGCCATCCTCGATTACTGTGTTTCTAAGCTCTATAGGAGGGCATGCATATGCAGGTGGGTTTTGTTCCACGCATGGCAAAGCCCTATCCCAATGCTCACCTATACAGGGGGCACAGCCAATGATAAACATTTGTATTTGCTTAGGATCAAAAGATATGTTTTGTCTGTCATCAGTGGAATTTGCCTGGGCCCTATATGTGTTGGAATTTTCAGTATCCCCCACCTTATTAAAATAGGGGTGGCCAGTACTGCCAACGCCTAAAGGCTGCCCTCGTCCAATTTCTATGCCTCTACAGGCCCACACTAAACGCTCCTTGTCCGGGTTGTATACGGACATATCAGCCAAAGCAAAACGATTGGGGTCCGGCAAACGTAAACGGAACACTCTGTGTTGGTTTCCCGATACTTTAGGGACCTCAAGCACTGTGCCATTATTGTTATAGACATTAAAGTAGGGGTGACCGACAGTAAGCAGACGGTCGCTATATGCATGGTAGTATATTTGTGTTCTTTGTATGTACTCATCCGTGCTTTGAACTCTGGCCACCGGTGTGGATGGTGGCAGGTAAACCTTACCAGTAGCGGCTTGCCAGACAGACATCTGTAAAAGAAAACATTAGAAATACTTACGCTTACGCCGTTTTCGTTTGTGCAGACTAGGATGTAAGTAAAAATCCCCAGTATTGTCATGAGGGTAAATAATTACAACAGGGAGCTCCGGCATGGGAAAAATAATGTCAAGTGGGATTCGGCGTTCAGGATACGCCACGTGAAGGCCTTGTGTGTCCTGCACATAATATGTACTGCTACGGGGGCTTTCAAATTTGGGTACTGTATACGTAGTTGTAGACCGACGTCCCCCGATAACAAGTTGGGACCCACTAAAGTCCTCAGGAGTGTCATCTAACAAAAACGCATCAGAGTACACCTCGCTGACATCCTCAGCTATAGGATCAGCATCTAATGCAATGTCTACAAATGTGCTCTCGGTCTGCCCTTGCACAATGGTAGCATCGCCTGAATGTTGGCCTAGCAACCTTAATTCAATGGGGTCGTCTGTGTCAATGCTACTAAGGTCACGATAAAAATGCACCTGGGACCCAATTTGAGCACCTGACCGTGTATAAATGGTGCCACGCTGCCCAACGCGACTAACACGGACATAACCGTGAGGGGTGTCCGAATACTGTGGGCGTCCAAGCGAACGCACGTCTAGGAAATCTCTATCAGGGGGTTCCTCGAACTGCTGCACCTCTTGCTGAAAGATTTGTGTAACCTCCTCCTCAAAGGCGGGGTTATCGAACTGAAACCTAACCAACCTTGAAGGCCGTGCCAAAAACAAGGGATTAGAAACGTGCACTTGCTCGAAATGTCGCCTGTTTGTTAGCGCCGGCCGCCTAGCGCGGGGCGGTGGTCTTTGCAATGGTGTGCTGCTTTGTCTTGGAGGGGTGGGCTCCTGGATCTCAAATGAATAGCGTGAAGATAGTTCATGTAGCTCAATAAGCTCGGGTTCACCAATAGCTTGCCCTCCCGAACCAGAAGTGACCAAAATCTGATCGGACAGAGAACTTTCGCCTTGCGAGGGGGTTGATTCAGTTATTATTTGGAAAGAAGGGTTGTGATATTGGGTGCGCCCGACTCTGACGCGAGATGGCGGTGTAGGCTCGGGAGCAACCTCCAGTACTGCACTGGAACCACGGGTGGTGGTTGTAACAGGTGTTTCCAGCGAGGGCCCTTGTTGTGTAGGGTGCACCTCTGCAATTGTCTCGATTTCACCTGGTAAAAGGTCAGGGCCCGCGGAGTCCGTTAAAGGCACAATGGATGAGGCGGATGCATCTACGGGATTCAGCGTGTCCACTGGAATTATATCTGAAGGCCCGATACTATCAGGGACAATGGTTGGGCGTACAACAGTGGGTGTGCCGCCAACGCGGATGGCTGGACCCTCACCCAATGGCACGTAACCTCCCGCGCCTCCTGTACCTTTCCCAGTGCCAATTCCTAGCCCTCCCAAAAATACTCCAGCACTGCCATACTTTAAGATGCTGTCAGCAATGGTTGTTTGTTCCACTTTATTAATTACATCAGGAGGGCAGGTGCCTGCTTGCTTGCAGGTTCTATAAATGTTTGTGACGGAATCGCGTTTTGTTCTCTTAGCACGCGCCATAACATAGCAAAAAGCAAACAAAAGAGAACAGGTGGTTGGTCCCGGTGTGTTAGTAGCAAAGCAGCAATGGTAGCCCTACAAACTGTCCAAGCTTCCTAAGCACCACTCCACGCCTTTAGGGAACTTAACAAAGCGATGGAAGTGTGATCGCTGGCTATAGGACTCGAAACTAATTAGCAGCCTGGACCTGCCTAGACGCTCTGTTCCTTGTCCAGCCACCCAAGACCACGTAGTGCTAAAGGCTCTGTACAGTCCTAAATACTTAGCTTTAGCCCGGTTGCGAAAGCATTTTAAAGTGTTTGCCTCTCCTTTGCATAAAATTACTGGGGGATCGACAGCTTCCGCCAGTAGTCTGTCAAGTCCTCGTGAATGTTGTCTACCAACTGACCGAACTGCTGTTCCCACGTCCGCAGGAGAGACGCCACGCCGCCCAACAGGCCGCTCTGGGGATGGAGAGACTGACCCGTGCCTCCGCCCTCGCCCTTGCCCCCTGCTCCCTCCTCTGCTCCCCCCACGGCGCCCTCCTCCGACCCCCCCGAGGCTCCTGCTTCTGTGCCTCCCGCGGCTCCCTCCTCTGCTCCCCCCACGGCTCCCTCCTCCCCCTCTGCGTCTTCCTTCTCGCCGTGACCTTGATCGTGACCGTTGTGGGGTTTCGGCTCTGGAGGTGGAGGTGGAGGTGGCGGATGACCGGGAGCTGGATCTCTGTCTGGTGTCGGTTTCAGGACCACCCCCCAACTGCCGCCTAGGCGACCTGGACCTAGACCTAGACCTAGACCGCGACCTCCGCCTCCGCTGCTGCCGCCCCTGGTGCGTTTGCGGCTCTGGTCTCCTTGGGATTGGGCTGGAGGCTCTTCGCCCGTACCTCCGTCTGTTGCTTTCGTTGGGTTTTCGGGGTTTGGTAGTGTCAGGCTGCTCGGCCGCGGTGTTGGTGGTGGTGGTGATGCTGCTTCCTCCTGTGTTGGAGCTGGTAACGGGAGCAAACAAAGTTTCCTTATTAAGCTTCACCTCCCATTGTCCAGATGTACTATATCTACGCGCATCGTCCGCAAACAAAATGTAATAATGTCTAAAGTTCCCTTGCATAAAATATATCCCTGTCCGGTTCACCCCACTTTCAGCCTTATGCCACATGTCATCTGCATCCACATAATACACATGTCTCCACATAGTGTACACGTTGACATTGTCTGGATCGTTGTCATACACAACCTCTACTTGTTGGGGACTTTTTTTAAAGTGACCTTCTGGAGCACTTCTAAATGTCTCTGCACTGGTATCTACCAATGTCCACGGTTCTGCTCCAAACTGTGACTTTTGCAGTGCTTGTAAATGCAGCACCATGCCTATCGCCTCCTTAGCCTTGCCTTCAGAAATTGCCTGTGTGGGCACAGGTTGGTATCCAAGCCTTATAACACCCTTCTGCCTAGCATAGTATAATAGAACAGCTTCTTTCCGTAGCAATTGCCAATGCTCTATTTGAGACTCAAGAGTGTTTTTTGCAGCTTCATATATGTTCATTAGTTGGTCTTGCAGAGCACTGAAACGCTCGCTGAGACTCTCCATTGTCGCCCTCGTCTTCTTGGTCACTCAGGTCTAATTGTGTCCAAAGCCTTGTAAAAAAAGATTTCCAGCTTTGGTCAGTAAATTTAAACTCTGGAGTATTATCTGGCTTCATAGGAAAGGGGTTTGGAAATTCAAAGCCTATTATTCTACTATGTAAGTATCTATAATTTACCTCCTCATGCACATTTATATTTGATGTTAACATAAGGGGCGGAAATTTCGTCTGCATCGGTGCTTTATGCTTACAATCCAACGAGACAACATGGCCATCTAATCCATTTCTTAAATATGTGTCCATATACACCCAGCAAGGATCTGTCACGTCATCTAACAAAGCAATTTTGCACTCGCATAAAGGCTGTAACCAAAACTGGCTCTTGGAGTTAACAAAAGATATCACTCTCCCCTTTAATACCCTTATTAGTGACATAGTAAATGCAGATTTCCCAGTATTTGGTGGCCCATAAAACAGTATACAATTACGTTTTGGGGTCGCATGCAAGAAGTCCTTAAACGCAGACAAAAACATTATGAAGTTTACACCTTGATAGCGCAAAAACTTAACTATTTCAGACCACTGACCCTCTCCGTCTATGTCCTGCAGTCTTGTATGTATCCATTCGGACATACTCATGTCTTTCATTTCACCCTTTTTATAAAACCTTACCATTGCTGCGCACTCCCTAACAAATCTCGCCTGGTTATTATGTGCAAGCCAAGCCACAGCATTGCTATCTTCAGGTGCAAGCTTTGCATATTGATATGCAATGTCTGCTTCATCTACGTAATTGTGGTCAAATGCCCACTGTACCATTACAGACATGTCAAACGCACTCGCCTCTGTGCTTTGATGACCCACAATGGTTTGCTGTGCTATCCAGTCAGGGTATGGGCCAAAGGAAAAGGCCCGTGCCCCCATACATCCTTTGTACCAAAACAATGCAGCGGCAGTATTTCTTATTTTTGGTGGCTCAGATAATATTTGCTGGTCTTGCACATTTAGCATGCATGTCATCAATTTATGCACAGTCTTGCGATTTTTGCCCGCCTTAAAACACAATAGGTATAATGACATAGGTCCCAGTGCATAAACCCATACATAATCGCAATGCTGTTGCAATAATTGCTTGGAGCTTTCATATAGTTCATCGTGCACGCCATAAACAGAAACCACCCAATTGTTACAGCAGGTTTGGTGGCTTTTAAAGTGCCGCGTTAAATCACCAAAAGCTACCCCAAACGCGTCCTTAAATTTGCCCAATAATGTGGCTTTTATGTTGTTGGACCGCAACAAGTCTGTAATATCCAATCTGTTCCCTGCCTCCTCCCCTGTCTCCGGCCGATTGTCTAACGCCGGTACCTCCACCTCAGAAGAAATATCTTCAGCTTCATTTGAAATAGTACTCTCCAGACCGCTGTCCCGCTCTGCAAACAGCCTGCGTTTGGATTTCTGTTGCGGTGATAGCGAAATGCACTCTAGCCGCGGACTGAGCTGTGCAACAGCTTTGGGACTAAGATACTTTCGTTTTAGGTTTTGTAATTGTTCCTCGCTGTCCTCACACTCCTGTTGGTGATATAGTTCTCGTGTATTTCCCTGCTCCACGTTCCCATCATCTAGCAATCCCGATATATCTGAGTCTGTTTCTTGATCAAACAATTGTTCCAAATCATGCTCTATATCACTACATTCTGCTTCCACGACACACCAATCATCACACCCTTCTTTAGAGGTACTACCTTTAGGATCCGCCATGCTTGCAGTTTCCGCGACACTCCGGGCACAACAGCTGCAGCTCCTCCGTCAGTATGTCCTGCAAGGTTCTAATTCCAAATGTTGTTGCCCGAACAAACAGACGTAGGTTTGCTTCACAGCATCCACACGGAGCGACAACTTTAAATGTGGTCCTTGCAGTAGTTGGCTCCTCCTCCAACTCCTGCTCAGCTGGTAACTCCTCTTCACAAAGCAGGTCAACTGGCTGCCCTTCAGGCTGAATCTCACTCAACTCTAAAATAATGTCTTGCAAGTCCGCGTCCTTACCAATCATAATAAATACTTACAGTGCCTGCAGATGCCCTTCCACCAGTTTCTTACTTTGTGGAACGGACGGTTCCTACCACATATATCTAGCTTTTCTATGTTATCTAGGAACCTCAAACAGTTTTGACATCTAACATCCAGATGCAGGATGCTGAGTCCTGTCACCTGCTCTATCTCTCGTCCGTTTACTGTTTGCTCATAAAACTCATTGAATTCATAAGTTGCTGTTGCCACACAGCAGCAGCGACAACACGCGGACACAGTATAATTGTGCCAAATTAAAGACAGTTTCTTATCATCAAACTCACAGACCTCAGAAAACGATAAAAACCTGCCGCAAAATGTGCAAGGCAGCAGCAGGTCGTCTAAAGGAATGTCTAATAAATGTGCTAACCCTACAGCAGTTTTTGGAAGCTCAGGAATTTGGGATTCCTCCGCGTTGTCAGACGCCAT